ATAAATCAATCGTCATATACTAAGCATTCTGGCTCATCTGGATGTTGGTCACAAAACAATTCAAGTGCATTTGGATCGTGGTGATCACCTGCTACAATCTCGTCATGATGATGCTCTTCATATTCTATGAGGTCATGCAACTCCTCTTTAGCATGTCTGCGAGCAGCAGGATTTGCTAGTGGATCATCAATGATCTCTTTATCTTTTTTAATATGGTCTTCTATAGTTGTCATGGTTGTCTCTGTAGAGAGTATAGTTATTTAGGCACCGAGTCTCTTACTAGGTATAATTTTGTAGTCATACCTGTCTTCTTGTAGATATGTGTTAATCCTGCAATAATATATTTACCACTAAACCTGAAATCTAACTCTACATTCTCACCCTCTTCCCTAGAAGATGGGATCTGAATTTTAATTAGATTACCTGCTGTGAGTGCACTATTACCAGGAATCGTTATATCTAATTTAATTGCCTTAAATAGATTATACCTTGCCGAAGCATATTGTGCAACAGCCATGGTATCTACGTTAGGATTTGTTCCGTTATTCACATTTCCAGTACTGGTTTGATTCTTCATTCCAGGTAAACATCTTATCTTCATCCTAGTAGGCTTTGCTTTCTTCATGTCAAAGAACTCTGGAATTGGGAATGGTGGATTCTTTTCCAGTGTAGTTGCCTTCCCAAATACTGCATGGAAATCTAGTACTTTAAGATCACTAATAGTACCACCTGGTTTATCTGATAACCCATCTCCTTTCGTCACACCACCTTCAGATGTTATTGATCCATCATCTACTTCATCTGATGTTTCATCTTTAGATCCAGATACAGGAGCAAAACTATCTTTCTGTGATGCTAATGATATACCAATAGCAGAAGTCTTATAGGTACCCATCCTCATGTTAGCAAGATGGTTTGCCTTATCAGGGTATGTTAATGATTCAATAGAATAATACTTATTGACACCTTCTTGAGCACCCTGCACATAGGTATATGTGTAAACACCATTCTGTGTTGCTTCTCCTCCTGCAATACTATCAATAGATCTAAAGTTAAACCCATTCCTATTCTCCCAGAATAAGAATCCTGACTGTTTCTTATCTGCTTTACTGTCTGTCAATCTAGTTACCTTATCAGATAAGAATGCTATAGCATCAGTAGGTTTCCAACTACATGCTATGAAAGTATATTTGGAGTGATTTTCAAAATTATTCTGATTAACTTTCTTACCACCCTTACACTTAAGGTACTCTGTACAGATATGCTTGGGTACGTTATCTACATCCTTAGACTTTTCACCTGGTCCAAAACATTTGAATACTTTATTACTCTCATCATGATACATCTCTGGAGATACACAATGTAGGATATATAACTGTCCTCTCTCAGTCTTAGATATACTACCAATCTTATATACCTTAAGTTTAGTATGTAAATCTTCTCCATTAAATGCAGTTGATGTAGATAGTTGTATCTCTACTTCCTCACCACCAAATATTTGTAGATTGAAGTCAATAGCATCAAGGATACTAATATCACATCTTATAAAGGAAGACTCAATAGATTCGTGATACTGGAAATCAAGTATCATATCCTCTATATTATATGTCTTCTTACCATCTGCTGTCTTCAACAATAACTTCTTAATATGAAACTCTCTGGCATTATCACCAGACTGATTCATATCTTGTGAGATACCATATTTAATAGTCTTCCAAGATTCTGTTATGTCATCTATAAACTTTGCTATTGCCATTTACATAAACTCCACAGGATCTGTTAAAAATTCAGCGACAAGACCATACTTAGGTTGTATATACTTGTCAGCATCTAGGTGATGATCACCTGGTACGACAATAGGATTGTCTTCTGCCATACCACTACCCATCTGTAGAGCTGGTGCCTCTTGCTCTATAACTGTAGTAGTACCACCCTCTAACTGCTCTTGTAATTTCTTATGTCTTCTCTCTGTCTCCTTCTGTTTTGCTTCTTCTATCTTAGAACCAACATTATCTTTCAATCTTGTTGCACCATCAAGCATACTACCACGCTTATCAAAATCAAACGCACCACCAGTAGCAGTATCAGCAGCACCAGCTAACCATCTTGCTACACCAGTTGGTTTGCCTTCATCATCTTTAGCACTAAGATGCTTACCAGTAAACTTAGCTAATCTTACTGCTGGATGCTCATTAAATCTATCCTTTAACCACTGACCACCCCATGCATAAGTTGGTAAAGTATATCCACCTCTCTCTGCCTCCTTATATCTTCTAGTAGTTAGACTCTTATTACTCTTAGTTGCAGGAGTATCAAATGGTACCACAAATGCACCACCCGATGCCTTCTTCTTGCCTACCCATTCAGTTCCATGACCGATAAACGATATGGAATTTCCACCATCAACAGACACAGGGTACCCAGACTGAGGTCCACTTATCCAACCACCCTTAGCAAGAGGTGGTACCTTACCACCATCCATCTTACCTTTAGGTTTATCTCCCACAGCTTCTTTCTTATCTCCACCTGTGAATAGTTTAAGGACAGCAGTTAATGCTTTAATACCTAAGAATAAAGGTGCAAATATTACTTGAATACCTGTGCTTATAATCTTGGTTATCAATGGTAGGTGTGGCTCTACAACCTCAAGAATCTTACTCATGAATGCACCAAGAGTAGTAAAGAACTCCTCTAATGGTTCCTTGATAGACTCTATTACACCACCAAATACAGTCTGTATCTGTTTAAAGAATTTACTGATAGGTTCTACAATAGGTTCTATTAAACCTCCAACTGCCTGACCTATCTTACCACCTGCTAATCCACCAAGTGCACCACCAACAGCACCCATACCTGGAATACCAGACATTGATCCTAGTTTAGCACCAAGCATCTGACCGCCAGCAGCACCTACACCTGCACCACCTGCTTCAGCAGCACTACCACCAGAAGCTGACACTGCCATAGCAGCAGCAACACCTGTTCCACCAGCAACAGCAAATTTACCTAACTTACTAGAGAAGAAGTTACCTTTCTGACCACCTATCTTCTTAAGTTTAAGTGCCTTTAACTTGTCTGCCTTACTAGACAGTCCAAATAATCTCTTAAGACCTCCCAGTAATCCTTTGACTACCATACCGATAGTCTTAATCATTAACTTAGGATTCTTTAAGAATAAGAAGGTACCAAATAATGGCACTGCACCAAGAAGAAACTTAAAGATACCAAAGAAACCTTTCAGACTTATGGGGTTCTCTAGGAATTCAGTGAGTCCATCTAAGGTTAGACCTGCAAGGGTACCTACTACATTGAATACAAACTTACCTATGTTTGCTAATGTAACAGCAAAAGTCTGCACTGCCTTGGGATTCTTAGCAATCCATTCAAATATCTTATATGTGATAAGAGTCTTTAGAAGACTTTGAAGAGATGCAAGAAGTCCTCCACCAGTTTCTTTAGTCTTCTCAATAATACTCTCACCTATTCCTTTCTTCTTCTTTTTCTTCTCTAACTTCTTCTCCGTCTTATCCCTCGCCTTAAGTTTTCTCTGATCCTTCTGTTGCTTCTCCTTCGCCTTAACTCTCTTCTTCTCTAACTTCTCTTCTTTCTCTTCTTGTTTAACTAATGCAGCATTATTTGCTATCTGCTCTCTAATATTATCACGCCATGTCTCTAATGTAGTTTGTGTATTAGATGCAATACTATTAAGAGTCTGACCTATTGAGTTAAGTCCTGCCATTACACTGGAGAACCCAGTATTAAAACTCTTCTCAACCTTTGGTAATCTCTGTGCAGCAGTAAGTGGTGTGTATGTAGATTGTACACCTTTAACACCCTTATAAGCAATCATCTTATAAAGGGCTGGTTTATTTACTTTAGCTGCTACTTTTGCCATTTATTAACAAGTAAACATTGGACTAGGAACTGTGTATACTGCCCTACTATTAGTACCTACCTGTACATTATTTATTACTGGAACCTTGGTGTTAACCATCACTGTCCTAGGTGGTAATACTATATCTTTAAGATCAGCATCTTTCTGTGCCTTATGGGTAAACTGTGCCATTGCTGCATCTCTACTTTCAGTCATTGCTTTCAGTTGATTTGGTTGAGCAACGTTCCTCTGTGCCATTGGCACTTCATCTGATAGTGAGGATCCAATGATAGACTTTGGTACCTCCATCTTCTCGGATGGTTCCTTACCACCCTCAGATGCCTTCCAGAAGTACTTATTGATAACCTTACCACCTTTCGCATACTCCATTGTTGTAAGGTTAGTGGTTATATTGTGGACAGCACCACCCTTCATTCTCTGAATGACATCAGGTTCCCTGAAGGGTACTATTCCACCTCTACTCCTGTGATGAATAGTCTTAGTTATAACCTTTCCACCTTCTGCCTTCTTAGCAAGGTCATCCATCTGGACATCCCTACCTGGATCCCTACCTCTTATAACATCCCATGCAAATCCTATGGGATTCCTCATGAATGCAAATATCTTCTTAGCTGCATTGATGATGAAACCAATAGTATTACCTAATACCTTTATTACTCCACCTAATAAGTACTTGACGATTGGCATCAACCAACCCACTACATCCATTAATACATTACCCATCTGTCCTACAAACTGGAAGAAGGTACCAAAGAATTCTGTTATACCTGTCTCTTCAGCAATACCCTTAACTACAGAAAACAACATAGTAAACATCTTCTTGATAGGTTCAAAGAGAGGTTTAATAACTGGTAGAAATGTCTTACCTACCCACTCTCCTAAGAATCCACCTAAAGCATTACCAACTATAGGTCCAAATGGTCCTAAGAATGGTGTCAATAATGCAGCACCTATCATTCCACCTGCTGCCTGACCTACACCTGCACCAATTGCTTCAGTCTTATCCTCACCACTAGCGATACCTGCTGCGATTCTAGTGATACCACCTACAACAGCAAGACCTTTCTGTGCACCAGGTTTCATCATCTTCTGACCGAAGTTCTTACCTTTCTGTAATCTGGTAGGATTCTTTACCCTGTTGTTAAATCCTGCACCAACCTTCTTTGCCTGTGAATGCTTACCCTGTGCTTTTAACTTCCTCTGTTGTCTCTCTACTGACTTCTTCTGAGCTTTATACTCTTGCTCAGTGTATATCTTACCAGTTTCCTTATCCTTATATCCAAACTTACGCCATTGCTCTTGCTTCTTCCATGTTACCTCAGCATCTGTGGTCTTATTAAAAAGACCCATTAACTTCTTACCGTCAGTGAATAGTTTTAATGGATTTAACAGGTATCTCAACCCTGCTAATCCTGCCATCAGCTGGAAGAATCCAAATATTCTACTGAATCCTTTCTTAGTACCTTGCTCATTGGTACCAAATAACTTAGTAAGTCCACCAGCTATCATGCCAACGACACCGCCAGCTAACCAGAACACAAACTTACCTATGGATACAAATAACTGAAATACCTTCTGAGCTTTCTTTATATTCTCCTTATCTGTCAACCATTTAAAAAGACCCATCTTCACCATAAAGGTAAAAATAGGTGTCAGGAAACCACTCAGCATCTTCATAAAGCTGGTAGCTGTCTTCTTAAGCTCCTTACCCTCTTTCTTTTTCTTTTTCTCTGGTTTCTCTGTTTCTTCTAATTCTTGCTCTTTCTCTTCCCTTCGCTCCAACTTAAACATATCCTTGAAGCCTTTAGACCACTTCTGAAATACGTTTAGACTTTCCTTACCTTCTTGCTTCTCTTCCTTTGATTTGACCCTATAGTTCTTCCTTAAATATGATCTCTCAAACTGAATTAATTTATGTGTCTCTATATTATTGTTAGCAATACTGGTCATTGTTACACCAGTACGATTAATACCCTTCCGAATACTATTGAAAGATCCAGAATAAGCCCCATCATCCTTGATGGGTTTAATTCTAACAAAATTTTTAATTGCCATTATAGTGACATTTTACTTTCTTCTGCCTTTTGCCTTCTCTCTTCCTCTTGTATGTGAGCAATAAGAAGGTTCACATATACATCACGTTCCCACGGCATCATATTTTCCAACTCTGTTAAACTGTACTTGTGATGTTGCATTAATGCGAAGTTTGTCTTGTAGTAATTCTCAAGACTGTCATGCATTAACGCTACTCGAAAAAACTTGCTAGTCCCTCCAGTACCATATCACTCACTACTTTAGTTTTAGGGTTGGTCACCTTTATAGTATAAGACAACTTAGGCATTGTCTCGAAGAATAACTGAACCTTTTGAAATTGCTCGGCATTCAAATTCTCAAGGAATTCTAGTGCTTCTGATTTACTAAAGGAATCATATACTTCTTCTTGATCGTATACTTGACCTATACAACCAGCAGCTAACTCAAAGATATCATCTATATCGGGATTCTCACTAAGGTTTTGTTTAATGAATACATCCAATGAAGGATACTTCATAACTACACCAACATTATCATCTAATAAGATCTTTGCCTTATGCTCATCAGGAACCTCGACTCCCACTTCACCTAGAGGTACTGTTATGTTAACCTCTGTCTTCTCATCATCAGGACAAATTACTTTGAATTCACTTACCTCACCAACAGCAACAGATCTGATCTTTAAGAAGATATATTCAATCTCAAAAGTAGCGAGATCTTCAACCTTAGTTTTCAGGTTAGTGCAATTTTTAATGATAGTCTTCACTGCCTTAACCATCTGCTTGTTGTCTTGCGACTCCATAGCTAAGTAAAGCAATTTCTCTTCCTTAACTAGGAAGGGTCTATATGTGATTTTTGTACCTGTAACAGGTAAAGTCGCATCATACTCAGGTATGGATAACTTAGGTAAAGGCATAACAATTAATAATTATATTTCTATTTAGACACCAAACTGGGCTGCATCTTGCTGTTTAGCAGATATCCCAACATTCTCTAATGTACCAGTTGCACTGTTTATGTATCTATCAGGTGCATTTGGACCTAAAGTATCTGCACCTACTTGATCGAATCTATATCTCTCAAACTTAAACTTAGTACTAAACTTAACTAACTGTGTAGGACCATTATTAAATGTCACTCCTGCCATATCAAAAGGCCATGCACTAAAAAATTGCCAAACTCCTGTTACAGCATTCATTCTTTGCTTATATAAGGCTCCTACATCAGTAATTCCTTCCCAACTGACAGGAGATCCTACTTCCCACTTAGTTATCATAATATTAGTGGTATATTCATCATATAGTGTGGATCTATTCTCCATATCAGGTGCTGCCCAGTTCATCCATTGCTCAAAGAACTGACGATGCCACATCTGTTTATCTGATAAGAATGTAATATCTAACTCACCCATCTGCTGTCCTCTTGCATGTGAATATGCAGCACCTTGCCATGCAGCAGCCACCTGTGTGTCCTGTATTCTCTTTCCAGGTATTGATACCTGATCAGCAAGATAGTTGATCGACATGAAAGCATCCCTTCTATCTTTATTAACAAAATTTGAATTTGCTAGGAGACAGTTAGGGAGATAGATTTTAACGCCATAGAGATTCGACCTGGAAGGTTCTTTCTTACCAGTCTGTACCAGGTCTCTAAAAATCCCAAAATTATTGGCACTCATTTGAGTTTACTCCAAATTATGCTGCTTGGCACTTCCATAGTCCTACCAAGACCTTTCGGTTGTATAACAAATTGCTCAACTGGAAGTGGTGTCATATCATTCAATTCCTCTTGAGGAACATTATATGCCCTAGTGACACTAGACATAAAGTATTTATGATGGCAACGCATAGGATATGAAATACTACCAGCAGCCCATGTATTTGCCATACTTTTCCTACTATTAGGTCTCAGATAGTGCATATTCCCGCCAGAGAATTGCATCTTCTGATAGTCCACATCTGTGATTAGTACCATAGGAAAGGTATCCCACCACTTTAAATCTGGTGTCTGAGCTGAATAATTGAAAAATATAATATCACCCACAGTGAAACCACCAGTATAATCTTCCAACCCATATGTTAGTTGCTCTCTATACCACTGTTTAGATTGTGTTGCTCCTCCTGCGAGGTCTTTTACGTCTGTGAAAATACTCATACATTTAGATGGTTTTCTGTGAGTATAATAAATTGAAATCCTTTGTGTGCACAGAATTGCCGTGCTGCTCTCCATTTAGCAGAATTTACACCCCAAGTCTTAACTTCACTTAAAAAAGTCCGTGGTTTCTTCTTACCACGTTTCGGGGGTTTAGTCTGTGCAGCTGGTTTAATTTCGATGATCGATTTGGCGATCCTTCCATCTTTAGTTCTCGCTCTGACATAGAAATCAGGATAATAACGGTGAATCCTATTATCCACGGGAGACTTATAAGGAATAATAATCTCTTCACTTCCCCACTCCAATACATTGTTATTTCGATCACACCAATGCATAAACTTTTTTTCCCACAAACTCCTATAAATAATATTGGTATGATCACCTCTATACTTATGTTTGTTTGATGGTCTGTATTTTCCTTTGTAACTCATGACAGCACCACTAGTATTTCCCAAGGCTAAACCAATAGGAGTTAACTCATCATCTAGTCGAGAAGCGATTACTAGTGAATCAGCGTTCCCTACTAAAGTCATTGATTATCTGAAATTTGATGTTTTTGATCAAAAGACAAATACAATGAAGGATAGTATATACTTATATTTACCCAAGAACTTAGTTGAAGGTCATAATGCTAAATGGGATAGTGTTAGTTTAGGACCAGCAGGTAAAGCATTAGTAGGTGCAGCAGCAGATGTTATTAATAGTGGTGGTGATGTAACTGGTGATGCAGTAGGTGAATCAATTAAAAAAGCAGCAGAAGCTGCAATGCCACAGTTAGGATATAAGGCAGCTGCTGATGTAATCAATACTGCTATTAGTGCAACTGGTGGAAGTGGTGGTTTAAGTAGAGATCAACTAACCTCAATCACTGGTAAGAAGATATTCAACCCATATGCTGAGGCAGTATATGGTGGACAAGCAGGATTCAGAGAACACTCATGGGATTGGCAATTAGTACCTAAGAGTGCTGATGATGTCATAACAATATACAATATAATAAAAAAATTAAGATTATACTCACTTCCAGGCAAAGGTAATAACAATTGGTTAACAATTCCAGAATATTTCCGTTGCACTCATGTTAGATACGTTGATAAGGGTGGTGGAAATGAATCTATCAGTAATCCTGAGACTGGTGGTCAACCTGGTATATTAAGTGCCATAATGCAATTCCCTACTAAAATGGTACTTAAGAATATAACAGTTAATATGACTGATTACACTTCATTGAAATCAACAATGCCAAATCAACAATTTAATGATTTTGGTGCTATGAATTATGGTTTGAAACTATCATTCATGGAAACTGCATTCCTCACCAAGGAAACATATCAACCAATACCAGCAGCAGTGCCTAGACAAGCCGCTGGTCAAGATAATTATACAGAAGACCAACAACAGTGGATGGATATGATCACTGACATGTTGGGTGACTTTGGACCAACTTACCAATCATCTAATACAGCATAATGGCATATTTCAGTTATTTACCTGATGTCCACGTAAGAACGTCTAGTTATCGTCAAAATAACGTAGACCCATTTACCCTTGCGAAGAATATCTTCAGAAGGATCAAAATACGTGAAAACTTAGATGACATCATTTTAGGATTTGACCAATATACTGTAAAAAACAACCAAAGACCAGATCAGGTTGCTTTAGACATATATGGAAATATGCAATATGACTGGGTTGTCCTACTTTGCAATAATATCATTAATGTGTATGAAGAATGGCCCATGTCCGAAGATGAGCTAGAAAGATATATTGATAGCTCATATGAAGAGGATGCAGATTCTATCCATCACTGGGTTACTCAAAGAATCACAGATTTAAGAGGTCGCACATTAGTAAAGGAAGACCGTATAGTACCAGAAACATATTCATATAAGAGACCTGATGGTACTCTTATTGCCAAAGAAGAGACTGTTAGACCTGTATCTGTCTATGATTACGAATCAAGTAAAAATGACCAAAAACGCAATATTTACCTTTTGCGTAAAGAGTACATAACAGCGTTTATTGAAGAATTTAGCACTTTATGCGAATATCTTCCAAATAGCGAAGTTGACGAAGCAGAAGGAATTAAGAGATCTAAAAATACAGTACAGGAACAGTTTATTACTGTTAAACCGACTTATAATACCAATATCGGTCAAAGCAGTTCTATCGAATTTGCTTCAGAAGCAGATTACTCCTCTAGGACATTTGATACTTCAGATCCAACTATTAATGCAGGTGACGTATTATCGGATGGTACTACTGTAGTTACTACATCATCATCTACATCATCATCTACATCAACAACTGGTGCACAAGATAGTGGCACTACATCTAACCAATACGGAAGTTCTTCTGGAGGATATTAACAATGGCAACTTATAGACAATTTATAGAAGAAGCAAGGAAAAAGGTCAAAGTTAAACTTAAAGATCCATCAAAGATCAAAGTTAAGGTAACTGATATCGGACCTGGTGGTAAAGAATATGTAAGAAAGAATGAGATAGATGAAGGTAAGAAAGGTCTCTGGGATAACATCCATGCTAAGAGAAAACGAGGAGAGAAACCTGCAAAGAAAGGTGATAAGGACTATCCAGAGACATTAAATGTTGAAGGTGCTGCTTGGCAACGTAAAGAAGGTAAGAATAAAGAGGGTGGATTAAATGAGAAGGGTAGGAAATCTTATGAAAGAGAGAATCCTGGATCTGACTTAAAAGCACCTCAACCAGAAGGCGGTCCTCGTAAAAGATCTTTCTGTGCTCGTATGAGTGGTGTCAAAGGACCAATGAAGAAAGATGGTAAACCAACTCGTAAGGCACTAGCACTTAGAAAATGGAAATGTTAAAAAACCTCTAGAGACAAAAAAATACCCCCGATTTTTTCGGGGGTTTTGCTTGTTCGAAAATCGAAATAATATACGGACTTAACGTCTGCACCTTTCCCACTCGATTACATCACGACGCTCATAATAACCTGGTATCCATGTATTGCTGCGACCTAGGTAATGACCTGGTACCCAATACTTCTTAGTAATCGTAACCTCACACCTTCTACGATATGGACCATAATGTGGTCTTCTAGGATGATGGTGGTCGTAGTGCCAGTCTTGGTAATGGGGAGACCCATGACTGTGACCGTAATGATAAGACTCTGCAAATGGCTCCCAGAATTCCTTCCAAGTTAATGCTTCTGCTCTTACTGGTGCAGCAAGTAGTAGAAGTGGGAGTAGCAGTAGTCTTTTCATTTAGTCTTCGTTAGCTAGAGCAGCAAAATAGGAAAGATCTGGTGAGTCACCTGACTCTTCTATTTCTCCTATCTTAGCACCAAACCCTGACTTAGTGGGGGTAGGTGGGTCCGCTTTAACAACTGGACTAGTAAGAGGTGCTAATTGCTCATCCTCTTCATTTGTCTGTACCACAGGTCTTGCTGACTTGTTAAGAACTACGTTAAGACGTGCTGATAACTCCTCATAAGACTTAAAGTTTTTAAGGTCAGTAAACTCTTTAAGAGAATGCTGAGACTTCCAGACTGCTTCAAGTGCTTCATCTTCTAATCCACCTAACACTGAAGGTGAGTCAAACTCACTCTTATCATAGTTCCAGTAACCACCAATGGTCTGGATCTTGATCTTAAAGTTAGCACCCTTCCAAAGATCGAAAGGATTGATTGGACTTTCATCTTCAAACTGTGGTTGCATTGCTGATGCAATCTTGTCATGAATTTTCTTACCATACTTATATAAGAATACTTTACCTTCATTCTCAGGATGAAGTTGATCCTTAACAACATAGATGTTACTATAATAAGAAAGCTTACGCTTTTGCTTACGTGCAGTATCTTTATCTGCATCTAGTCCACTATTCCATAGTGTCCTATTCAATTCACCTACAGGATCCTTTTGGTTAAGTGTAGTAAGAGAATTCTCTATGTACCAACCACCAGTACCTTGAAATGCATGACTCCATACCTGTGCCCAAGGAAGATCTTCTCCATCTGGCTCTGGTAGGAAACGAACAACGGCATAACCGTTACCTGATTTGTCCACTTCTGGTTTCCAGAGTCTTTCATCTGGACCTCTGCCCTGAGGCTTGGACATGTTTTCAATCTGTTGTGTAAGCTTAGCGAACTTACCAGACTTGCTCTTTAATGATGCGAATGACATTAGTATTTGTCTCCGAGTTTGTATTGTGATATTGCTACTGGATTATAGTAGCATAGTTATTTAGGCTTGTCAACACCGCCTTTCTTGAGTTCCTGTCTCCATCCTCTCAACTTCTCTTCCATCTGATCTAGTACCATATTGAGATTCATACCACCAGAAAACTCTGTGGACATCATCTCAATCTTACTCTTGATTTCCTTTGCTGAATCATCATCCTGTAGCTCATTAGCTGCTAGTTGTAACCGTGCATAGAATACTTTCTGCTTCGCTACTAACTCCAGAGTTTTCTCAATGTGCTCTAATCTTTCTTGTGGATTAAATTCATTCAGACCCGACGACATCTTCAAGAGTTCAGTATAACACTCTTGGATTGCCTCTAGCTCCTCTTGCACTACTCCTGATTGGAAGAAACTGTCATTCATAGGTTTAAAATACCTTTACTTGTCCGTTTAATGTAGTTTAATTGTTGTGCATCCCATTTGATCTTATCTTTCAGTGGTTTAGAGATTAGTTTACCTACTGTCTCCACCTCTATCTCAAATTCTTCGCACACTGAGGCTACACCCTCAATATAATTTATAAGACCTTGACTTTCTTTAACTCTATCCTCAACTAATGAGGTAAACTTACCTTGTGTCATAAATTTCTCTTCAATTTCTTTCATTATTATCCCTCCAATATGATTCAATCCATTTAAGAAGGGTGTCTATGTAAGGTACTTTATCATACTTTTCAGCAACTTGCACACTTCCATCTTCAGCAACAGATAATGTTACAAGTTTATCTACCTCAATACCTGTTAATTCATAGTACATGTATGCATACGCTGCCTCTTGCACAAAGAATTTCTCTAGATGTTGCTCTTTCTTCAGGTTCTTAGTTGTCTTGAAGTCTATAATAGCAAGCTCGTTATCAAACTCAGCAATACAATCGACCCTGCCAGCAATGCATAGATTGCGAGAAAAAAGAGGGGCCTCAATAGCATGAATATTAGAAATACGATTAAGAGTCTCACGAGCAGACCTAAAAAGGTACGTGGGAAGACCCTTGCTCTCCTTATCTTCCTCCAATTCATTTTTTAAATACTTCTCCACTAAGTTATGGTACTGAGTGCCTCGCCATGCAGATGACCGTCTGATCTTTTCTGCTTCAGCGAATCCAACTCTCTTCTGCCAAGCTAGTATACCATGCTTTGTAGCATTACCAACCACTGTTGTAACACTTGGCATCCATAGGTCGTCTATCTTATAGAAACGTCCTGAGTCAAGGGTCCTACTTGTAACCTCTTCAAGAGGTTTAGCAGGACCAACATAATTAAACATTAACTAAATCCCATTTCGTGTTTACTGATGAGGTATTCTCTTATGAATCCAGACCTCACGATATCATTGATACCGAACTCAACACAAGTAAATGATTCCATAGCTTGTGTGATCTTCATAAAGTCTAGCACACCAGTCCTCTCATTAGACTTAACTAAGTCAGACTGTGTGTAATCTCCAGAGAATATGATCCTACTATCCTGACCAACACGTGTAGTGATTGAATCTAACTCGTGGAAGTTTAGGTTAGAGAACTCATCTACTATTATAATCGCCCTGTCAAGTGTTACTCCACGTAAGAATGATGTAGACCAGAAATCTATAGATCCCTGACCTCTTAGGTTGTCATATAATATCCTGAATGCTCCTTCGTCAGGCATGTTAAACATGTATCGTACCATATTTCTGTATGGTGTTTGATACAAATCAGACTTATCTTCTGCATCACCTGGTAAGAATCCTATCTCTCTTGTAGGGACTAGAGATCTGACCATGTATACCTTATTGTAAGGTGTCTGGGGATCTAATACTGCTTGTAGTGCTAGGTAAAGACTAACATATGTCTTACCAGTACCAGCAGCACCATGTAATACTAAATTCTTTCCTTCAGCAAACGCATTAAAAACTTCCTCTTGACTAGGAGTCAGAGGTTCAATAGTCCTGAGATGATCAAGATTTATTGGTGGTTTTCTTTTCATTGTCCTTGATACGGTACCGTTGCCGTTACCATTACCATTCTTCTTTTTCTTTACTGGCATAATTAAGTAAACCTTGACAGGTTAGCACGTGGATGGTGATCTTGAATCTTACTCATTACTTCTTTGAATCCATCCGATTGTTTCGGATCTCCGTATGTAACTCCACCAGTCCCTTCAGACCAGTCTTTATCCCAATCGGGATTGTCCTTTCGCCACTTATCATAAGAAGCCATGGACATAGAGAGTTCTTGTTTCTCTCCTGTGGATTTATT